AAAACCCTAACTGTAGCTAGAGCATTGGCAAAAAATAATGACAGAGCGAGACAATAAGGCTTACGCCAATTTAAATGCAAAGATAATTAATCTGCTGTTTGAGACTGACAAGTCTATAGCAAAAGTTGCAGAAGAATTGTTTATAACAAGTGAACAACTTAACAAGGCTATAACTAGACTTGGTTTAGGTTGGGTAAAAGACCATAGACGCAAGATGTCTAAGGGTCAGACTGTGTTAACAAGCATAATGCAAAAGCTTTTGCCTAACGAAACAATAGTTAATGAATATCACTTGGGTGAAAGACTTAAACTGGATGTGTACTGTCCTAAATATAAGTTGGGTGCAGAGTTCCACGGCATCCAGCACTTTCAATACACAGAAAGATTCTTTGATACAAGAGATGATTTTTTAGAAGCTCAAAAAAGAGATCTAAGAAAAATACAACTCTGTGAAGAACAAGGTATTGCACTTGTAGTTTTTAGGTACGACGATAAGCTTACTGAAGAGTCAGTTTATGATAGAATACTTACCGCGATCAAGACTACTGGCACAGAGCCAACGGTTAAGAAGCGAAAGAGCATTAAAGATAACCCGACTTATCAGATAGCCAAGAAGAACAATTCTGAAAAGAAAAAAGCCATATACAAAGAGCTAAAAGAAAAGCGTAAAAATGACAGAAAACCAAACTGAAGATAAACAAGAGTATCCAATTGAATACCAAGTTTTTGCTCTGTCATTCAAGAACCCAGGTTCGATAGCATACTTTGATGCACAGTTGCCAGACGAAGTTGTAGGTGCAATACATGGGCAGTCTGGGATACATGAGTTCTATAAGGCAATGCTGTCTTATTTTCATGCAACCAAGCGTGAGGTTGTAGAACCAATTGCATTTAAGTCTTGGTTAGAATCTGAAACAGATATCCATGCAGCTCTTGGTGGATCTTCTGGTGTAGATACAATGATCAATGCTATTCTGAATCTAGAAACATCAGATCATGAATCTATTTCTCAGCTGCTAAAGCATAAGGCTAATAAAAGAAAGCAGCTGGACATACTCCAAGAGTTGCAAATCTTGCTTGTCCAAAAGGGTGAGAAGAATAATAAAGATGTAGCAAGAATCTCTGAAATAACTGCAGAGATAAAGAACTTAGAAAATGATTTAAATTTTAACCCACTTGACAGTGTTGCTACTGCTAATGATATCTCAAAAAGAGCTGCTTCCCTGTTAGAGATCCCAAGCTTTTTGCCGACACAATACAAGTCCCTTAATAGAGCTATGGGCTATACCGACGATGGTGGCTTCTTTAGAGGGGCAGTGCATGCCATAATCGCTCCGTCGGGCAAGGGTAAAAGCACATTTGCAAAGTGCCTAATTAATCATTGGGCAGACACAGGATACAAAGTCTTGTACGTTAACTTTGAGGAAGCTGTTCCGCACTGGGAGCGTGTACTCATGACCCAGATCATTGAGAAAAACGTCTATGCTGAAGCAGCTAATTGGAGCGACAAAGAGAAGGCACAAAACTTAGCTAAGTTTAAAGCAAAGCTAGATGAATGGGGAGATAGATTTATGGTAAAGCATGATCCAGATACTCCATACTTTGAAGACTTAGAAAAATGGTTTAGAAGTATAATGGGTCATTCTGAGCTTGTCCCAGACGTTATTGTTATCGACACAATACAATCGATGTTTACCAAAGGTGGAAAGGGTAAGCCACGTTGGGGTGAGTTCGAAGAAATGATGGTTAGATTAGAAAAACTTGCGAGAGACATGGATTGTGTTTTAATAATTACAGCTCAAGAAAACTCGAACAGAATGAAAGAAAGAAGAGAAGTAGTACAGCAGTCTGATACTGGAGGATCACTTTCGATCCAGCAGAAGTGTGCTGTAACTATCTTCATCACTGAAAAGAAATTAATCAGTGGAGATGATTCTGAAGATGAAAACATAATGCAGTTGCAGATTCCCAAGAACAGAATCACTGGCTCAACATACACATACAATTCTCCATTGGTTAAGTACGTAGATCAGCATAAGAAGTATGTGGAGTACGAACCAATAACAAGTGAGTCCTATTCAAAGATAGTCAACGCTGATGATATTAAAGAACTAATCGAGAGCATAAACATACTCTAAGGAAAATATGATACAAATAGAAACACAACAGTTAAAAGATTTCCAAACATGTGAAAGACTATATGATTTTAGGCACCTTGAGAAATTGCCAGAAACAATAGGTGAAAGAAAATTAAATTCACTTAAGTTCGAAACTACAATTAAAGCAATTGTTAATCATTTCTTTTATCAAAAACAAAATGGACGCACACCTTCGTATGCTTCGCTATTACATAAGTGGGAAAAGCTTTGGTTTCCTAAGGACACTACGCCCTACGACATTGTCCACGAACAGCACGAAAGCCTGTATGGCAACATGGCAAGCTTGACTAGCAAAGCTGCAGCAGTTCTGTTAGAGGTGGTAGAAAACTTTAGTGATCCAGATATCATTCCTATGGGCATAGGTCTTGAGTACACGGCTCCAGTAACACCAAACATCGGTGTCAATGACATGTTCGATCTTGTATATAAGAAAAACGGTAAGGTCTATGTTGTTAAATGGGTATTCAATCACAAGCTAAAGTTTGAGAATAGTTACGTAATTGACTTTGCCCTCATGCATGTTGGTTATTTTAATAAGTTTGGCGATAGAATAAAAGACACCAAATTTGGCTACTTTGATTTAATGAATCAAAAGTCTGGGTTCAACGAAGTTGTTGTGCAGAAAGCTGATATAGAAGCTCTAAAGTACTGGTGTGATTCACTGCATGATGAAAAGATTTTCCCATCTAGAAGAGGGCTTACAGCATACTGCAAGGTGTGTCCTTATGATAAGCCTTGTTCAAAGTGGGTTCTATGGGCGAAAAAGGAGAAAGACAATGGCTAAGAAAGATATTCTAGATGAGATACTTGCAGAAAAACCTGTGCTCTCACAGATTAAAGAAGAAGATGTAATTCTAGAACCTTTACTTGAGGAGATAGGATTGATAGAGGACGAAAACATAAGCTCATTTGTTAGATCAATCTTAGTAAGATCGACTGATTTTTGGCTAATGCCATCTAGCTTTTCTGGTAAGTATCATCCAAAGGACGAGCATGGAGAAGGCGGTAATGTCCTCCACACTAAGAGAGTGATGCGCGTTGCTCAAATACTTGCAGAGTCATATGGTTTAACTGACGAAGAAAAAGATATGGTGTTTGCTGCCGTGCTACTCCATGATATTAAAAAGGGAAATAGATATGGAGATGATACAAAATTTACCTATGATCCAATGCATCCGTATACTGTTGGGCAGTTCGTCAAGAAATGTCAAGACGAAGATAGAAAGTTTGCTTCAGAGTCTCAATCATCTACCCTGTATCTAGCTGAAGATATCGTACAATCTATACTTAGATTAGTTCGCTGCCACTTAGGGCCATGGTCACCAGTTCCTGAGACTAGTCCGGTCACATACCTGGATATGATCGTTCATATTGCAGACAATATTGCATCCAAGGTAGACTATGTTGTGGATGGTAAAGACATAAAAGAAGATAGATGGAATGTTTAACGTCGATACAGATAATATTCTATTAAAAAGATTTACAATTGCCAAAAAATTAGAGTATTATATTGAGGAATCTATATATTATAGAACTCACTCAGACTCAATCAATATTAATTCAAGAAAGGTTTTGTGGCGTATCCAAGACGCCGAGGGAAAGACTCAGATTAAATGAAAATTAATAAAGATAATAAATTCCTATCTAACTGGAGCCTATACGAGGTAGCTAGATATGTTCCATCTCTAGAAAGAGTTATACGAGATAAGGACAAAATTCTTTCCTTTGAGGAAGTTCCAGACTATGCCGAAAAGAATAACAATATAGGCATATACACTTCAGTATTTGCCTACGACACCGCAGAATTTACAAAAGCTAGTAGGTTGGGTCCACTTTATTTTGATATTGACAACAAAGATTTTGCTATCGCTCAGCAAGATTGTATTAAGTTATACGAACATTTATTGAAGTATGTTCCAGCTGAATCAATACTTGTTTACTTTACTGGTAAAAAAGGTTTTCATATAGAGTGTGAACCAATCGCCCTTGGCATAAGCCCAGGCAACAACCTGCCAAAGATATTTAGATATATAGCTACAGATATGGTCAAGAAGCTGTCATTGACAAGCTTAGACTTTAGCGTGTATGACCTTAGAAGAATGTGGAGATTACCTGGGTCTATTCATCAGGATACAAAGCTTTACAAGACACTTTTAAATCCGTTTAATGGTGAAAAGAATTACGCCTACGAAGAGTTTGACGTTATTAAAGAGTATGCATCACAAAAAAGATCACTAGATGTAGCTGAGCAGGTTTTTAGTTACAAAGCAAATGAATGGTACAGAGAAAATATCTATAACCTAGAAGAAGATTCTAAGAAGAAAGATAACCCTTTAGACTACTTTAACAAGTATGGTTCAAAAGCTTTCAAAACATTAGCACCGTCAGCAAAGGTATTCGATAAAGAAGCATTGATACATAACTGCAGCGCCATTAAACGATTGCATGAGCAAGCAGAAGAAAGCCATTACCTTGAACATGAAGCTAGATTATTCCTCTGTTCTATCTTGACCTACACGGAAGATTCAATCAAATATCTCCATGAGATTTTAAGTTGTTGTCATGATTACAATTTTGAAAAGTCTTCTGCTCATATCAATGATTGGATTAAGAGAAGACAGATGGGCATTGGTGGAAGACCATACACATGCGAACGAGCTAACTCTGTGGGTGTAGGTTGTGGTGAATGTAATTTAGAAAAGAAAAACAAATGGGCTCAGATTGGGAACAAGTATGTTGAGACTACAGAAAAGTCTTCGCCATCACCAATAAGATACGCATATAAGACGACCAAAAAGGAAGATTAAGTATGAACATAAGAAATCCAGATGACGTAATCGGAGTGTGCTCCGAATGTAAATCAGATCAACCAATGAGATATATGGAGAACAGCCCATTTGCCCAAGAGGGCAAAGCAGTTACCTGTAAATACTGCGGAGGTGTAGTTATCATAACGTATAGAGAAACCAGAGACGACTCCCTTAACGGTTCAGACAGAGAAAGAGGAATCTAATTGAAGAATTGGACTAACCTCCACAACCATACAACCTACTCCATGCTAGACGGGCACGGGAAGGTAGAACAGTACTTTGCGAAAGCAAAGGACCTAGGAATGGTTGGACTAGCCACCACTGATCATGGCAATATACACTCATGGTTAGACTTCTACGACGCTGGAGTGGCAACAGGGGTTAAGCCAATACTTGGTTCTGAATTTTATCAGGCTAGAAAAACTAGATTTGATAGAGACGAAGAAGAAAGATCAGGACCTGCAAAAAATGAATGGGAACAACGTGGCCCGTACCACATAACTATTCTGGCTAAGAACAACGAAGGTTATCATAATATTATCAAGATATCCTCTAAGTCATACCTAGAGGGATACTATGTCAAGCCAAGAATTGATCACGAATTAATTGCAGCACACTCTTCTGGCTTAATAGTTTTGTCCGGATGTCTTAACGGCGAAGTGGCTCAAGCTCTCTTGAGAGGTGACACCAAGTTTGCCTTAGAGTCAGCCGCAAAGATGCAAGACATTGTTGGGAAAGAAAATTACTTTATTGAAATTCAAAACCATGGTCTTGCTGAGCAGATTAAAATAACTCAAGGCTTAATTGATATTGCACAACAGATAGGCGCAAAGGTAGTGCCAACTGGTGACTGTCACTATGTGCACAAGGAAGATGCTAGAGCACATGACATTATGTTGTGCGTGTCTACCAACTCTAATATAAATACAGAAAATAGATTTTCTTTTAGTGGAGATAATTTCTATCTAAAATCTTATGACGAGATGGCACTAGTATTCCCTGAAGATTGGTTAAAAAATACTTTAGAAATATCTTCAATGGTTGATGTCAACTTAAAGTTTGGTGACCTCCACTTCCCGCACTTCCCATTGCCAGAGGGTACCAACACAGATGACCATTTAGATTTACTGGCCTGGGATGGACTTAAGAAAAAGTATGGAGATCCATTACCAGAAGAAGTGCTCCATAGGGCTCAGCATGAGCTTAGAGTGGTTAAGGAAATGGGATACCCAGAATACTTCTTGGTTGTTTCCGATTTAGTTCAATGGGCTAAGTCTAACAACATTAGAGTTGGATGGGGCAGAGGCTCTGCTGCAGGAAGTATCTTGTCGTATGCATTGGGGATTACTAATCTTGACCCACTTAAATTCGGGTTGATGTTTGAAAGATTTCTAGTAGAAGGCAGAAAGTCGATGCCCGACATCGATCTTGACTTCGACGATAGGCATAGAGACAAGGTAATCAACTACGCTAGAGAGAAATATGGTGATGATAAAGTAGCCCATATTTGTACGTTTAATAAGACTGGGGCTAGACAATCTATACGTGACGCAGCGCGTGCCTTGGCCTACGATTTCATAGGTGGGGACAAGGTAGCCAAGCTGGTCCCTGCGCCTGTCCTGGGCGTTGCTAAGAGCCTCTCAGAGTGCATGGAGACACCTGAGTTCAGACAGATGTATGACTCAGATGACGATTCTAAATTGATCATAGACACAGCCTTTGGGTTAGAAGGACTCATAAGACAGACTGGCATGCACGCTGCAGGCGTTGTGATATCCAGAGAGCCTTTGACAGACTATCTTCCAATTATGAAAAAGGGAGTTGATAATCCTGTTATAACACAGTGGGACATGGGCAGAGTGGAACAGTGCGGCCTATTAAAGATTGACTTCCTTGGCCTTAGAAACCTTGGCGTGATTGACGAGTGCATTAAGTTAGTCAATAAAAATAGAGACATATTGATAGACGTAGACAAGATACCCTTAGACGATTACAAGACGTATCAGGAACTTTGCAAAGGTAATGCAATAGGTGTTTTCCAACTTGAGTCGACTGGGATGCGCGAACTAATGGTGCAGTTGCAACCACAAGATGTCCAAGACATCATGGCCCTAATTTCATTGTATCGTCCAGGCCCAATGGGTTCCGGCATGGACAAGTTATATATTTCTAGAAAGCATTCGAAGTCATCAATTCAATATGATCATCCTAATTTAGAAAAAGTATTAGGCCCATCACTAGGGATCATGCTTTACCAGGAAGATGTTTTGGGAGTCGCTAGAGAACTGGCAGGGTTCAGCACAGCAGAAGCTGATGACTTAAGAAAAGTAATTGGTAAAAAATTGATGGACAAGATCGCATTGTTCAGAGGAGAGTTTGTCAAAGGCTGCATGGAGAAGTCAGACATATCTGAGGACAAAGCAAATAAAATATATTCTGATATCGAATACTTCGGTGGGTACGGGTTTAACAGAGCACACGCAGCAAGCTATGCGATGATTTCATACATAACTGCGTACCTTAAGGCAAACTATACAGCGGAATACATGGCTGCACTCCTGTCTTCCGTTACTGGCAACAAGGATAAGCTAGCCTTGTACCTTTCTGACTGTAGAAAGCTTGGGATAAAAGTTTTGAGCCCTTCTATTAATAAGTCAGTAGAAGAGTTTACCGTAATCGATGAAGCAACAATCATCTTTGGGCTCTCTGCAATCAACGGCATTGGCTACGCAGTATCAGAGGCAATACTTTCCTCAAGAGATCAAGACAACCCTTACACTTCGATGCATGACTTCTTGAGACGAACTGGTCCAGCAGTGCTAAAGAAATCAACCATTGAACACCTAGCTAATGCTGGTGCTCTTGACGAATTAATTAGTGAAGTATATGACCAGGACTTCGGAAGACAAACCGAGCTTACTATTTTAGAAAAAGAAAAAGAAGAGCTAGGGATATACGTTTCCAAGAATCCAGTTGATGGTGTTTGGGATCTTCTTTCTAAAAATATAGATTATGAAATCATAGAAGTAGCAGATCTACAAGCTGGATCTAGAGTTAACTTAGGTGGAATCATTTCTTCGTCAAAGAAAATGATAACCAAAAAAGGCGCTAAGATGTATAAGTTTAATTTACAAGACATATCTTCTGACATTGAAGTTATAGTCTTTCCTAGAGAAGCAAAGAAGTTTGATGATGACTACTTCCAAAACGGTGACGTAGTTATGCTTACAGGAGCTGTGAACAAAGACGGAGATGAAGAAAACCTAATCAGTAAGATACTTTTAAACAGTTGTGAAAAATTAGATCTTTCAAACTTCTCTGGAGGAACACCTATCTATTTGGAAGTAGATTCTAATATAAGTGCAGAGACTTTAAAAAAGATGTATGCTATAATTAATGCAACAGATGGAGGCTCATATGTGTTTTTATCTTACAAAGAAAACGGAAAAACTTTGAGCTTTAAATTTAAAAAGAAAACTTCTATATCAGTTAAAGATAAATTGAACTCATTATTATCGGAGAAAGTATGACAACTGGAAACTTCTATAAGAATCCTTCGACTAAAGACTGTTGGGTGTATTGCTCTTCTTGTAGCAGATGCCAGGACAAGGGAAGATATACCAAGTGCAACAAGTGCAGTGGAAGATATGACCCTAACGGATGCATAGATACGGACAACGGTGATTTTTGTGATTGCAAGAATGGAATTCTCCGCTGGAAGACAAAGAACGGGAAAGTCTTAATGTCTAGATTTAAAGCAAATCCGTTTAAGGGAAATGTTAGATATGAAAAGAAGTCAGAAGATGAAAGAGACTGGGATTCATACCTAAAGGACATGAGAAACAAGATGGGTGATCCAAACTGGAACCCAGTTAGCATTTACGAGGATTAATATGTTAGGAAAAGAAAACGGTAGAATGTTATTAAACAATGTCAAACTGATTGAATACGATCAGGGTGGAGATACCCAGAGCTTCTTTTTGCAACTGGGAGTAGTTGGCTTTTATGCTACAGAAGAAGAGTTACATGATGTATATGGTTTATTGAATTACTATTTCAATATAGATTCGGTAAACAATACAGTTATTTCAGTAGATTAGGAGAGTTATGTCTTGGCCATATTTAGAAGATGATTTTATGGAAATCGGCCATACTGGCTGGAGATCATTTGGTGAGAATTTGTATAAAAATATTTACACTGGAGAAATAATAAACGAAAACGGTGTAGAATGTGACGAAGACGGAAAAGCGATATCTGAAGATGTCGATGGAGAATGATGAAATTACAATTAATAGAAGATATAGACCCACTACAAAAGTTAACATTAACAGATTTTAGCTATTCAAGAATAGACACATACGAAATGTGTCCATCAAAGTATTTCTTTTCTTACATAAAGAAAGAGCCAAGACAGTTTAACGCTCCAGCAATTCTTCGGAAATATAATCCACTCCGTATTAGAAGATAACGTTTCAGATGTTAACCCCATAGAACATAGTTCTTTAATTGAAAAATACGAAGAGCACAATAAGTCTTTCAATCCCAACAACCAGATCCCTCAAGTTCTGCTTGACGCTGGGGCAACTATATTAGATGACTTCTTTGACCTGTATGGTGGAACTACTTTTAATGTTCACAAAAAAGAGCTTGGGTTTAGCTTTGTTTTAGGAAACTATTCTATAAATGGATTTATAGATAGGGTAGATATCAATGGTGATACTGTAGAAATCGTCGACTACAAGACTGGTAAACGTGAGGTTGCAGCTAAAGACATACACAAGAACTTGCAACTTGGTATATATGCATTGGCAGCATCAATGTTATTTCCGGGCAGTAAGATCAAGGCTTCTCTTCACTATCTAAGAACTGGAAGAATCAAATCTCACGAATACACAGAAGAAGATTTGGAACTTGCTAAGAGTTCTCTTATCGATAGAATCAATACGATAATGAATGACGTTAATTTTTCTCCAACAAAGAATGAAAGAGTCTGTTCTTTCTGCGACCACGCCCAGAGTGGAGCATGTGCTACTGGTGCTGTCAGACTGAGAAAGTTTAATAGGGCATAGTAAAAAGCCCCCTGGTTTCCCAGGGGGCTAATATCAATTAATGTATCTATTAGAACTGGATAACTGGGTTTTCGTCAGCTGAAAGAACCAAGTCAAAGTCAGACTCAAGAACAAACTTGACTGCTTCTTCCTGGCTTACACCAAAAGCGGTGAGTTCATTTACTGCAGAATCATTGATATTCTGGCTCATGCTGTTGAAAATTGTAGTTGTAATGGTCATTTTCTTTACTTTCTCCTGTTTTGCTTGTTTTTTTGTTAAATATAAAGTATAATATTTATTAGCGTTACCTTACAGCCGTAAAGGATATCAGATGAAGAACGTCGGTGCAAACACAGAGGAT